TCACGTCGGGGTTTCCAGCAGGGCGTAAGGGTTGAAGCGGATCACCTCTTCGCCGAGCCAGTCGTTAACATGCTTCATCGCTTCCATCACCGGCGTCAGCTCGTTGACTGCAAAGACTCTCGCCGCCTTCTCGACATCGCCGAATGATCCGTTGCCTTCCGGGATGGCGCCCATCAGCTGTGGCGGAACACGGTGAGCCGCGAGCATGTCGTCACGCGTGGAGGACTTCACGCCGACAAACTCATCCTTTGCCGATATCTGGCTGAACGGCAGGATCTGCACGGCATCTTTGCCGACACCGGGCGCACTCAGCAGGATGTTTTTAAATGCCCCGCCGCGTCGTGTATCGGTCAATGTCTTCTTCAGGTTCTCCAGACTTTCCCCGTCAGCCACTGCGCTGCTGACGTAAACAATACAGCCGGCATGCGACCCGTTGTCGTAGTAGAGCTTACGGAACTTGTCGGCGGAGTGGGCCAGATTGGCCGACAGCAGACCGGCGAAGTACTCCGGCATGCCGTAGATCTCCTGGTGAATGTCGGGATTAATCACATGGCACACCGAACCGGTTTCGAACTGGTGATCATCAAGGCCGGACTGAATAAACCAGTAGGTGTCAAGGTCGGAACCGCGCCGGGTGTACTTCGCCAGCGAGTTACGAAAGCCCATTGGCCCATGCAGGCGGTTGCGACGCATCTCAAGGTACGCATTGCCGAACACAAACCAGTCAAGCGCAAAGGCACTGAACGCCTGGCGCGACAGCAGCTTGTGCGGGATAAAGCACCCGGCCAGCACGTTACGCTTGAAGAACAGCGCCGACTGGTGCCAGCTCGCATAGCCGAACTGACGAGCCAGTCCGTACCAGCTGATCGGCGTCTCGTAGTACCGGCCGTTGTTGGCACAGTACATGTTATCCAGCAGGTCATGAGCACCGGTGACAGGCCACGGGCCGTCAAACGTAAAAGCGCTCAGGCCGGGGGCCGATTTCAGTGCGTCGGCGAGATCCGCTTGCTGCCTGGCATACTGTCTGCCGCGCGGGGATTTTCGTCTGCTCATCAGTACTCCATAACAGTCATAGTATTGCCGCCTTCCTGACCCAGCGGCTCGTTAATGGTGGCGAGCATGGTCGCCCAGGCGAGATCGCCGTGACTCACGCCACGTGCACGGTCGGTGTCGTAGGTGATAACACCACCCGGCGTGACCACCTTGCGCACGGCACTGAAGGCGGTGATCAGGTCATACTCGCCCCGGTCATATTCCCAGCGACCGGCGCGAACCAGTTGCAGCATTTTAAGTACCAGCATGCGCTTGCTGGCTGGGGAGAACTGGTAGCATACCGCCGCCGGAAAACGTTTTTTCACGAGCTGGTAAACCGCCTCGCCAATACCGCTGCCATCAATACCAATGTGCTGCACGTTGTAGCGCGTGAGCATGTTGATAATCATGGCGGCCTGCGCCTCGAACTCCATGCCGCGTATGCGCTGCGTCTCAATCGTGCGGAACTTGCCGCCCGGGATCAGTGGCGCCGCGTTAACAGAGATGGCCCCGCTGTCGCCTTTGCCGCTGGCTCCGTTGGGGTCGTATCCAATCCATACCGGGCGATCGGCCATCGGGCGCATGGCGTAGGGCTTCCAGTCCGGCCACTCGTCATAGCCGTCCGCGCCGCAGCTCAGCAACATGTTGTAGTCAAAGGCCGTCTCGCCGTTCTTGATGAAGGTACAGGCGTAGAGGTTGTCGTACTCTTCCGGGCTGTTTTCCTCGCGAATTTCATCAATATCAGTGAGATCCCAGCCGTGATCGACCGCATCTTGCAAAGTGACAATCTGGCGCCAGATTTTGTCCGGGCACATCAACCCGCTGTTCAGCGTCTTCCAGGACGTGTCGAACTCCACGCGCTTACCGTGGCTGCGGCCTTTGTTGAAGGCCTCACTCGACCAGAAGGGGTACGCTTCGTGACTCTCCGCTGACGGCGTCGAGAAGTAGGTGCGCGTCAGCCCCTTCAGGGTCGCCATCGCGCCGGCCACTTTCTTCAGGTTGGCAAACTGCCCGACCCAGAAAAACTCATCAAAGTACAGGTTGCCGGTATATGACTGTGCGGTAGCAGCAGACGTACCGAGAAAGTGAAGCTCTGCACCGTTAAACAGCTGGATCATGTCGCCGCCTTTCAGCTCGACGTCCACCTCTTCCGCTGCCGAACGAATGAAGCTGCGGAACTGGTACGCCTGGCGACGGCTCGCTGATAAAAAGATCTGGTTACGCTGATGTTTGTACTTCACCTCATCAGACAGCGCGCGCAACAGTGCTTCGCGGGCAAAGTACCAGGTCGCACCAATCTGACGGCTTTTCAGGATGGCACGGTTACGGTGGTGATGGTTTTCAAACCAGCCCTGCTGATGCCAGTGCAACGAGTCGATGATGTTGGCGCGCAGTGCGGCGATCTGCGCTTCTGAAAAGAAGTTTTGCTTCTTGCGGATCTTTTTCTTTGGTTGCGTTGCTGGCGTTCCGTTATCCAGCTTCTTCAGCTGACGAGTAAGGAGGTCAATTTCCTTGAAGTCGCCGCCGGTCTTTTTGTCCTTGCCGGTGAGCTGGACGAGCCGGGCGTCAATGGACGTTGTCACTCGCTGCACAGGCGGCGTGTTGTCCCACTCGTCACGCTTTTTCCATGAGTAAACCGTGTTCTGATTGATACCCATCAGGCGTGCGATCTCCGCTGGCGGGTATCCCTGCCAGTAGAGCTGCCGCGCCCGGTGCATGATGAATGCTTCTTCAATCGCCATTTGTCCTCCTCGCTTCCTGCCGGGGAGATTAACCCGCGCGCGCGTGCCCTTTCGCCCGCTTTTGGTTGTGGCAATACCCTCACAACAACAACGCGTTGAGCGCGTACGTCAGCCCCTGCCATCATCACCGGGAACTCAAAAACCAGCGAGTAAACGAACATGGCAGGCACAGCTAAACCCCGTAAAAAGTTTCGCGTTGCCGTCTCCGGGAACACCGTGGATGGCCGCGAAATTCAGCCGCAACACCTCCGCGATGCGGCGGCGAATTACAATCCGGAGGTGTACGGCGCACGCGTCAACATTGAGCACTATCTCTCTATGTTCCCGGGCAGCGATTTTGGCGCAATGGGGGACGTGGCGGCACTCAGCACCGAAGATATTACCGATGGCCCGTTAGCCGGTCGCACGGCGCTTTATGCCGAGATCGAACCATCTGATCGCATGGTGCAGATGACCAATAAAGGCCAGAAGGTCTATTCCAGCATTGAGCTGCACCCGCAGTTTGCCCTAAACGGCAAAGCCTATGTTGTCGGTCTGGCTATGACCGACACTCCGGCAAGTCTGGGTACCGATCGCCTGAAGTTTGCGGCACAGCAACGCGCATCGGTAATGGCCTTCAACAACCAGCAAGGTGAGGCGCCAATGTTTACCGAGGCTCTGGAGGCCGAAGTGATCGAGCTGGCCGCTCAGCGCAGCGACGAGGGTAAGCAGTGGTTTAACCGGGTCATGGGCATTCTCGGCAAGGGCCAGAAAACCGACGATCAGCGCTTCGGTCAGGTGCATCAGGCTGTTGAAGCGGTGGCGCAGTCTCAGGTTGATCTTGGCGAGCAGTTCAGTACTGCCGAACAGGAACGCCAGCAGGACAAAGCTGCTATCCAGAAGCTGACCACTGACCTGGCCGCACTTCGCCAGCAGCTTGAAGGGACGGACGGCAATTTCAGCCAGCGCCCGGCGGCCGGCGGTGGCGACAACGCGCAGCTCGCTGACTACTGATATCCATAACGAGAGATCCCGCACATGAGAAACCCTACCCGTAAGCTGTTTGACAGCTACGTTGCCCGCCAGGCGCAGCTTAACGGCGTCAGCGCCGCCGCCGTTGCGGCACAGTTCAGCGTTGACCCGACCGTACAGCAGCGCCTTGAAGCTGCCGCACAGCAGGATGATGCCTTTCTGAAGCTGATTAACGTCTTTGGCGTGGAGGAGCAGATCGGTCAGAAAATCCTGATCGGCAGCAAAGGCCCGCTGGCGGGCGTCAACAACAGCACCACCAACCGTCGCAATCCCGGCGCTAACGACAAGATGGATCCGTACAACTATCTGTGCCGTAAAACCAACTACGACTACGCCGTCAGCTACGCGCAAATGGATGCGTGGGCGCATCAGCCGAACTTCCAGCCGCTTATCAGTTCTGCTATGGCCCGTCAGATGTCGCTTGACCGAATCATGATCGGCTTTAACGGTACCAGCTACGCCGACCCGTCAGACCGCGCAGCGAATCCGCTGTTGCAGGATTGCGGCATCGGCTGGCTGCAAAAAATTCGTAATGAAGCTGCACACCGTCGCATTACCGGCGTGACGATCACCTCGCGTGACCAGAACAACGCCATTGTCGCTCAGGGCACCTATGGCAACGTAGCGGCGGCGGTCTATGACGCTAAAAACAGCCTCATGGACGAATGGCATAAGCGTAACCCTGACAACGTGGTGATTTTGTCCGGCGATCTGCTGACAACCAGCAATTTCCCGACCATCAACGCCATGAGTCAGACCAACCCGAACACCGAAATGCTGGCCGGTCAGCTGATTGTGGCGCAGGAACGCGTAGGCAACATGCCGACCTTTATCGCGCCTTACATGCCGGGTAACGCCATTCTCATCACGCCGTTTAAAAACCTCTCGATCTACTACCAGCGCGGCGGACTGCGCCGGACGATCAAAGAGGAGCCGGAATACAACCGCGTGGCAACGTATCAGTCCTCTAACGATGACTTCATTGTTGAGGATTACGGCGCGGTGGCCTTTATCGACGGCATCACCTTCGCTGAAAAAGCAGAAGGCGGCGAGTAACCGTGCACAGGGCGGGCTGCGGCCCGCCATTATTCGGGGAAGAGATAATGCTGACACCGGCACAAAAACATTTTCAGAAGGTCATGGCTGAACGCCATGGCAAAACCAACGAGCTGACGGATACAGCCAGAACGGCGCACGAGCAAATCATGCACCGGCTGCGCATGGATCAGAGTGCATTGAGGCGAGTGCAGTCTGACCAGGCGAAAGCGGCCATGAAACGGCAGTTGCTGCCGCATTACGAGGGCTGGATCGAGGGCACGCTCGACGGCGACAGTGGCCGACAGGATGAGGTGATTGTCACCCTGATGGTCTGGGCGATTGATGCCGGTGATTACGCGCTGGCCGCCCGCATTGGTCGCTACGTCGTCACGCACGGCCTGCTGATGCCTGACCGCTTCAACCGTACCGCCGCTACCGTTCTGGTCGATGAGATTTGCGATCCGATTCTGGTGCAGGTCAAGGCAGACGATACCACCGACGTCACGCCATATCTGGCGGTACTCGATGAAGTGGCGGAGTTCACCGCCGACAGTGATATGCCCGACGTGGTTCGCGCCAAGCTCTGCAAGGTGCGCGCCTTTGCGCTGCGTAACGGCACAACTGAAGAACAGGCGACCGCGCTGGAGTTGTTGCGCCAGGCGCTGACGCTTGATGCGGGCGCCGGGGTGAAAAAAGAGATCGACCGGCTGGCTCGTGTGGTGAAAAAAGCCACCGCACAGACAGGCGCCGACGGGGCTGATAGCACCGATGGTTCCGATGGCACTGGCGATGCCGACGGAGACAGCACGGCGGACAGTGCGGGTGCAGGCGAAGCTGCAGCACCGTCAGAACCGGCGGTGGCGGCCAGCGCCACAGCGACCAGAACCACCCGCAAAAGCACAACCCGGAAGCCGGCAGCGCGCAAAACAACAGCGAAGAAAACGCCTGCCGCCAAAAAATAACCGACTTGCGCCCCGTGCGCTGGCGGCGCGGGCGGAGATCTGCAACGCATGGCGTTTACTTTTCTCCGTCCGCTCACCGCCACCTATTCAGGAGATGACGCGATGAGCCTTGTAGCCGGTCGCACTGTTACCCCCTCCTCGGAGGATGTGCCGGACACTGACGACGGTGGCGAGAAAGTCACCGCCGGGACGTTCTGGCCGGAAATCGCCCTGAGCGATGTGCGCATGGAAATGCGCATCAATGGCGCAGTGACCACCTCGCGCCTGAAGCAAGCCGTTATTGAAGGTGTATCACACACCCTCGATCAACTGGCTGACTGGCAGTCCATCCAGCTGGCGGCGGGGTATACCCGACTGGCTGATGTTCCGGCGGTCGAGGTGAACGGCGAAAGCGTGAAGGTGCACCGTTTCCGTCGGGCGGTATTCAGCATTGCACGCGCGCACATTCTCGGCACGAGCCGGGACGTGGACACCACCGGTGACGCAGGCGAGAAACGCGCCGTTGCGCTGGCATCGCAGGCCGATGATATGTGGCGCGATGCACGCTGGGCGATCTCCGATATTCGCGGCACTGTGCGCAATACTGCGGAGGCGTTCTGATGAAAGTGCAGGCTTTGCAGGGTGATACCGTGGATTTGCTGTGCCAGCGTCATTACGGCACCACTCAGGGCGTAACCGAGATCGTGCTTGCCGCTAACAAAGCGCTGGCCGGTCAGCTCTTCCTTGAGGCAGGGCAGGTGGTGGAGTTACCTGAAATCAGTACCACGGCGACAAAGGAGACCGTACAGCTATGGAGCTGATCAATCGCATCTGGAATGGCGTGACGTACTCCTGGTCAACGTTGCTGACGGGCGTCGGTGTGATGACGCAAAAGGACTGGCTGACCGCCATCGGTATCCTGATTGGTATCGCTGCCGCCGTACTGGGTGAGCTACATCGCCGTCGCATGGCGCGCATTCACGAAACCAATAACACGTTACTGAACGAACTGATCGACGCGATTCGCGACGACACCGAGAACCGACATGACGTCAAAGAGCTGATCCGCACCATCCGGGAGGCACCGCGATGAAGAAGCGCATTATTGCCTGTTCAACCGCCGCGATCATTTCGCTGGCCGCCACGCTGTGGCCGCAGGCGCTGCGAACCAGCCCTGAAGCACAGATGAAGATGGCGAAGTACGAGGATTGCCGCAAAACCCCGTACTACTGTCCGGCGGGCGTACTGACAGTGGGCATCGGCTCCACCTCAAAGGTGGAGAACCGTGAATACGCCGAGGGCGAGATTGCCGAACGCTGGTTTAACGATCTTTTGCGTGCCGAGAAATGCGTTAACCGTGAATTTAAAGGGGCTTCCGCGCCACAAAAAGTCTTTGAGAGCATGACCGATGGCACGCTTAACGTCGGTTGCACCGGACTGGGCTGGTACACCAACAGCAAAGGTCAGAAGGTGCGAACCACCCTCTGGCGCCACGCGCAGGCCGGTAACTGGAAGGGCGTATGCGAACGGTTGACGGACTTTGTGAACTCCGCCGGGAAACGCTCGCAGGGACTGGTTAACCGTCGGGAAGACTTCAAAGCCTGGTGTCTGTCTGATCCCGCCCTCAAGGGGGCGAAATGAAAGGATTGATAGTCGCATTCGCGGTGCTTCTGGTCTTGTTTATTACGGTCTGTATCGGATTTAACGGTGAGACAAATAAACGCCAGACAGCCGAAAAAGCCCTGACTGATACCACGCTAAAACTGAATCAAACCGGCGAAGTTCTGGCCGAAGTCAGAGCGCTACGCCAGGACGTCAGCCAGGTTGAAGCCGGACTGAAGAAACTAAACCAGCAGCGCAACACAACAGGAGAGCACCGACGTGAAAACATCAAAACCGCACTGGCCGGTAACGACTGCGCCGTTGCTCCTGTGCCTGTTGCTGGCGCTGACAGCCTGTACCAGCGAGCCGAAGAAGTCAGCGCCGCAGATTATTCAGGAGCCTTTACCGGAAAGCCTGACCGCAAAAACTGATGTTCCGCCACCACCGGCCAGGCCGATGACGTGGGGCGGGCTTGCCATCTGGACAGATTCATTACTTGACGCGCTGGATACCTGCAACGCCGATAAGGCGGGGATCCGTGAACTGGAACGGCGGCGTATCGCCAGGGGGGTAAAGTGAAAAAAGCTGAACTGCTGCGCGCCACGCTGATTGCCGGCAATACCTGGTGCAAAGCCAACCCGGAACAAATCACGGTCTGGGTGGAGAAAGGCCATATCCAGATCGAGGCGACCGGCGAAGCGTCGTTCATGTACCACTACACCATTCAGGTGCTGGCGATGGATTTTCCCGGTCAGGTGGATGATCTCATGCTGCCACTGCTGGCGTGGGTCTGGCAGCAACAGCCCGATCTGCTGCTGAATCCCGACAATAACCGCAAAGTGGAATTTGACGCCGATATCGTCAATGACGACGTCGCCGACATTCTGTTTAAGGTGCCGGTCTGGGAGCGCGCGATAGTGGAAATCGTGGACGGAAAACCCGTAGCGAGGCATCTGGCCGAGTCGCGCCCCCGTTTCAATGGTGGCGAGTGGGAGACGGTATTCGATCCGGAGTCCGGGGGATCGCTGGCATGAGCAATGATGATGCGCTGTTCAGTCAGCTTGACGCAGTATTTGCGACCATTCTGTCGGGCATGTCTCAGTCCGGGCGCCAGCGTACCGCCCGCAGTATCGGTACCACGCTGCGCCGGAGTCAGAGCCAGCGCATCGGCAGGCAGGAAGCGCCGGATGGCTCAAAGTTTCCGGCGCGTCGTCGCCGCGTATTGCGCTCACAGGCCGGGATCGGCTTTGTCTGGCAAGGGGAAAGCCGTCGTCTGCGTAACTGGCGGGCCGTTCGTGGCCGTCGCGGTCGCATGCTGACCGGCTTTGATGAGGGGCGGGGCGCAGTTCGCTCGTTTTATCGCGAAGACATTGAGCGGTACCTCGATATCAACTTTAACGAGACGCGCCGCAATACCACGAAATCCGATCCGATGTTCCGGCGATTACGCACCGCGCGTTTTCTGAAAACCCGCGCCACTGCTGACGGTGCAGAGGTGGGTTATTCCGGTGTGGCTGCGCGTATCGCCCGCGTCCATCAGCTTGGATTGCGCGACAAAATCAATGACAGCGGCGCAATGGCAACCTATCCCCGACGTGAACTGCTGGGCCTGAGTAAGGCCGACCGCATGGCGATAGCTCGCCAGGTAATTGACTCGCTGGGGGTACGCTGATGGGAATCGCAGAGCTGCTTCGCCTGCTGGAGAACATCGTGCGCACCGGCACGGTGGCGGAAATCGACGAGGAAAAATGGCGCGTGCGGGTGCAGAGTGGCGGGCTTGATTCCAACTGGCTGCGCTGGACAGCGCAGCGCGCCGGTGCGTTTAAGGTCTGGGTGCCGCCGTCCGTCGGCGAGCAGGTCTGGTTCCTGTGCCTGGGCGGCAATACCGACGTTGCCTTTATCGGCGGGAGTCTGTACAGCGCCGACAACCCGGCTCCAGGAGCGTCGCGTAACGAGATGGTGGTGACGGCGCCGGACGGGGCGACGTTTCGCTACGACGCTGAGGCGGGCGCATTGCAGGTGAAGGGTATTAAATCCGCCGTGGTTGAGGCATCAGTCAAAATCACGCTGGATACCCCGGAGGTGGAGTGCACCAACCTACTGACCACCAAAAATCTGAACGTCACCGAAGGCGGTGAGATGAGCGGCGATATCACCCACACCGGTGGGGCGTTTACGTCCAACGGTGTGCAGGTGGATGACCACAATCATGGCGCTGTTGAGCGCGGAGGTAGCTGGACGGAGGGGACGCGATGACAGAGCGCTATCGCGGCATGAATGCCGCAGGCACCGGCACACTGACCGACGAAGATCATGTGTGGCAGTCGGTTAACGATATTCTGCTGACGCCGGTTGGAAGTCGCCTGATGCGCCGCAATTACGGTTCGCTGTGCCCTGACCTTATCGACAGTCCGCAAAATGACGTCACTCGCCTGCAACTGATGAGCGCTGCTGTGATAGCGCTGGCGGCATGGGAGCCGCGCATTGCGCTCGACGTCATCAATGTGACGTACTCCGCCAGCGGTACAGTGACCGCCGAACTCTCCGGCATGCTGACTGAAACCATGGAAAAAAGCACCCGCGCGGTGACGCTGAGGAGTGGTACCGATGCCGACGATTGATCTTTCACAACTCCCATCTCCGACCATTATCGAGGAGCTGGACTTCGAGACCATCCTCATTGAGGTAAAAGCGGCGATGGTGGCGGCCTTTCCGGCAGACATGCAAGTTGCTGTTGCGGCTGCGATAGAGCTGGAGTCAGAACCGATGAATATCATCGCTCAGGCGATGACATACCGCGAACTACTGCTGCGCCAGCGTATCAATGAAGGGGCGGCGGCCTGCATGCTGAGCCATGCGACCGGCGACGATCTGGATAATATTGCTGCCAATCTGGACACAGAACGCCTGGTGATCACCGCAGCAACCGACACCACTGATGCGGTAACGGAAGGTGACGAAAACCTGCGTCTGCGCGCGCAGGCGGCCTTTGAAGGAATGAGCGTCGCCGGGCCATCGGCGGCGTATGAGTATTTTGCCCGCAGCGCCAGCGGGAAAGTTGCCGCTGTACGCGCAACCAGTCCCGCCCCAGCGGAAGTGGTGATAGCCATCCTCTCCAGTGATGGAGATGGTACCGCGTCAGACGAACTGATCGCGACGGTGCAGGCGGCGGTAAATGACGAAGACGCGCGCCCTCTGGGCGATCGCGTAACGGTGCAGAGCGCGGAAATTATTGAATACACGATTGATGCAACGCTCTACCTGTATCCGGGGCCGGAGTCGGAACCCATTATTAACGCTGCAATCGCTTCACTGAAGATGTTCCTCGCTGATGCCGATAAAAAGATTGGTCGCGATGTTGTGCGCTCTGCGATATCGGCATCGCTGCACGTCCAGGGCGTACAGCGCGTGGTGATTAATTCCCCCGAAAGCGATCTGCAGATCGATAACACCCAGGTCGCGCGCAATACCGGATACAGCGTGGAAAACGGCGGCACGGATGAGTAACTCTCTGCTGCCGCCGTCATCCCGTGACTGGCTTCGATATACCGAGGCGGGAGCGGCGAGACTGTCAGCAATCACGGTCGCCCTGCATACGCTGTGGACACCGACAGCCTGTCCGGTGGATTTGCTGCCCTATCTGGCCTGGGCGTTGTCGGTAGACCGGTGGGATAAAGACTGGCCGGCAGAACGTAAGATTGCCGCCATTCAGCGATCGTACTGGCTGCACCGCCGTAAGGGTACGCGAGCCGCTGTCAGGCGCGTTGTTGAAGATATGGGTTTTTCGGCGACGTTTGCCGAGTGGTTCGACACTGGCGACGAGCCGGGAACATTTCGGCTTGAGGTCGACATTAATGAAGTCGGACTGACAGTAAAAACGCTGGCCGAGTTAAACCGGTTAATTAATGACGCCAAACCGGTAAGCAGACATCCGGCGCAACTCAATATCGTAACGAAAACGCAGGGAGATATCTGGGTCGGCTCAACACTGTGCAGCGGCGACATTATCAGCGTCTATCCGGCCGATTTCGAGCCTGAAGAGAACATTACTTATAACGGCGTGATTTTTCACGACGGTAATTTTAATTACAGGTAAAACAATGACCAGACTGCCAGAATCCTCATTGTGGGAAGAAGAGATTGAGCTTATTTCCAGAAGCGAGCGCGTTTCTGGAGGGCTGGACGGCGTTGCTAACAGGCCATTAAAAAGCCTGGCAAACCGCACACGATATCTTAAAGAAAAATCAGAAGCGTCAGACGGGCTTATTGCTGAAAAAGTCAGCGCGGTAAAAACCTTCGCTGAAGGGGCTACGCTGGGATCGCCGCGTGATGAAATTCTGTTCGGCACATACCGCCTTGTGTGGACGGGGGTATTTCCAAAAACGGTACCCGCAAACAGTACGCCACAAGGCACAGGGGGAATTGGTGCCGGAGGCTGGGCTTACACATCCGATGCCGTTATTCGCCGTGATCTCAGTTCAGCTGATGTGGGTGTGGCTTATGTTGATTATGTTCATCTCGCTAACGGGCCTGTGGTCACGATGGAGTACTTCATCGCGACAAACTTAACGCCGAATGATGCTTATGCAACGATGAATGATGCGTTTGCCGCCGCCTGCGCATCGGGCAAGACAGTATTGCTGCGCTCGGATGTGACCTATCAGGTTTCACGGAATGATTTTCCCGTAGCCAGAGGAACCAACCTGATAGCCACTGGCGGGAGTTACGCGACCATTGAGGTGCTCAGCCCGTTCGGTGACTACGGTCTGTTTGATATGAGTACGGAGAATGGTCTGAATGGCGGGCGATACAATATTTTTTACGGCCTGAAATTTCGCTACCCGAATCAGGTTAGAATTATCGATGGCACAGTGATAGTCAAGCCTGTGGAATATCCGCCTGTATTTCACGGTGGTGCATTTGAATCCCGGTTTATCAATCTGGATATGGGGAATGCCTATATGGCATTTCGCCTCGGTGGTGCCATGAACGGACGGGACTTAGGCTCTGCGTCTCGTGTCGTTATTGATAACATTATCGGTTCGCCGATTTATCGCGGTCTCAGCCTTGAGCAGGTGCGCGATGTGCCGGTGATTCAGAATATCCGATGGAACTATAATTATCTCGATGGCTCGGCGTACACCTATGACGACACACTGAAACAGTGGATGCATGATAATACGTGGCCGTGGATATTTGGCCGTATCGACTGGGCAACCATCGAAAATATCTTCTCCTATGGATGCTTACGAGGGATTACAACCCTGTCCTCTCGCTACACAGGGTCAGCAGACAGGCTTAAGTTTATCGGGTGTCACTTCGATCACACAGTGTTTCCCCTTTACCTGCAAAACTTCTCCAGCAGAATAGATTTTTCGCTGTGTCATTTTGTTGGCGATAAAGATTCAAAATTTACGCGCATCGCCCCCAACGTTTGTTTTATCAATAACGTTGGTGATGTAAATGCGCTCGTTTCGTTTGACGAATGCACGTTTTACAACTTTACCTCCTCCGTGTTACGAACAGATGGAACCAGAATTGAATTACGTGGTGGCAGTATTTCCAAATTCGGTTTTGATTCACAGGCTGACCGGATCCGAAATGGCATAGAGCTGCTTTCCCCGACGACGATTAAAATCGATGGGACCCGTATTGATGCCTCCTCCGGGACGCATACCCGCTGCGTGTTTGATGGCGAGCAGGGTAATTCAACGCTGTATATCGATGATGGCTCAGAACTGATTGGGGCAACCTATGAATCTTACCGCTGGGATGGTGGTGTCACGGGGGGTAATAAAGAATACATCTCACGTGAAGCCGTCATCGAAGGTGCAACAACGGCGGTTAACGCTCGCGGTGTTCATTCGTTTTACCAGCAGAAATACGTTTACCCCAGCACATCCATGCCAACTACCGGCTCATTCAAGGCCGGTGATGAAGTTACCAATATGTTTAAGCAAATACAGGGCGTAGCCGGTTCCCGTTACGTGATTACGGGCTGGTTGCGCGTAACCACGGGCAGTTCACACGTCCTGAACGTTGACTGGGTCGCGCAGAAGGTTCCGACAGGGGATTAAAATGAGCATTACCGTTAAGCAGACAATAGTGCAACAGGTATCAGCGCCGTCGCTGGGCATTGTTATTTCTGAGTCAGAAGCCTCAGTTGATATTACCTATACAGCAAAATCAGTCATGTTTCTTTCCGGGAATATGGCGACAGTGGAGTTTGAAACCTCCGTTGAGGGCGGTTTACAGGTGGGGAGTCGGGTTATTGACTGCGCCTATTCCGGCAACGGAAATCCACTGGATGAAGCTGAGTCCGGACTAAAGGCGAAGATAGAAGCGCTGGAAGCCGCCAGAGACAATGCCGCCAGTGAGGCCGATGAAAATGAAAAAATCCTCAGCGAACAAATGGCGCTCGCTGAGGAAATGGCTAAAGCGACTGAAGAATCGTTGCAGGAAAAATAACCCCCACCCTGGAATTTATTATTATGAGCAAAATATTTAAATCGCTGATAACGGCCGCGGGCCGGGAGAAAATCGCCGCCGCGATAGTTAACGGGGAAAAGGTTATTTTCTCTCAAATGTCTGTCGGTGATGGGGGAGGGCATGCCGCAACTCCCGGCGATGAGCAGACCTCACTGATTAACGAGCTTTTCCGCACTCAGCTGAACAGCCTCAAGTTATCTGAGACTGAGAGCATCATCGTTGCGGAAATGATTATTCCGCCGGAGGTGGGCGGATTCACAATCAGAGAGGCGGCGCTTTTTGATGACGCAGGCGAGTGCATGGCGGTTGCGAATGTCCCGGAAACCTACAAGCCCGCACTGGCAGAAGGTTCAGGGCGCTTTACCATACTTCGCATCTGGCTGGCAGTAAGCAGTACCGAGGCCGTTGAGCTTGTTGCCGATCCCGGCATTGTACTGGCAACGGCTGAAGATATTATTAATGTCCGCAACGACGTTAAAGACTATACCGATGAGCAGCTGGGCGAGCACGCCAAATCAAGAGACCACCCTGACGCCACTCTGACGGAAAAGGGGTTTACTCAACTCAGTAATAGCATCAACAGTGAAGACCAGACAAAAGCGGCCACACCGCTGGCCATAAAGCTGGCGATTGAAAATGCCATTCGTGAGGCATGGGAGCTGGATAACCCTGTCGGCACAGTGAAGTTTTACGCGCAGAACGTTGACCCCAATGAACGCTACCCCTGGACAGAGTGGAAGTATACCGGGGATAAAAAAACTATCCGTGTGGGCAGTGCCAGCGGCGCTGATGTGGGCACAACAGGTGGCAGCGATACCGTCAGCATACAGAGGGCGAACCTTCCAGCAGTGCAAATCAACGTCAGCGGTGAAATCAGTGACCATCCGGCGCAGACGCTGACTACAAAACCTGCCGGTAGGCACAAGCATGGCGGCGTGGCCAGTCGGGAAAATCCCTGGGAAATCGGCGGCGATATCAGCCAGCAATTCAACCCCGCTAATCTGGGTGAAACTGACGAAGTGGACGATCACGACCATGAAATAGACATCCCGGAGCAGCAGCATGAATTCAGCGGTAAAACGGACAATCTGGGAAGTGGTACGGCCATCAGCGTCGTTGAGTCTCATATTCTGCTGATGTGCTGGGCGCGGGTGGCGTAGTATCGAGTACCACCAGAAATAATCGTGCTGCAGTAAGGTCAGAAATGGCGATGTTTGCCGGTATAACAAAGCCCCTCGATGAGGGGCTTTTTGCTGGTTAAAACAGACTGCTGAGGGAGTTTGAAACGGAGTTAACGGCTTTGGTTGCGCTGGTTTTGAGATCATCCAGAACATCACTGACCGAGGACGTCTGTAGCTTCTCGCGAAAATCTGCATCCGCGCGACTCAGGCTGATCGTGAACTCAATCTTTTTGGGGTTGCCGTAGCGATCAAACTCCGTCTTTCCCCGCTCCAGCCGCGTCATGACGTACATTCCGTAAATCTGCCCGTCACCTTCAATCAGCGGCCAGGGGCGACCTGCAAAGCCAATTGTCTCCAGCGCCGACAGCGACCACCGCCCGCCGGTGATTTCCGGGTATAGCACACCGTCAAGGGTGATCGTATCGTCACCCGGCCCGATATACTGCCAGGCCGCCGACTGATTAACCCGGTCATTTTTAACGTGTCGCCACTCCTGCGAGTGCCGAAGCTGCTGATACGGGACAGTGCGCAGCGTAAAAACAAACATCCCGAATACCATCATCATAGTGATAATCCTCTTTATTCCCGATCGCGGTATGAACCACGGTTAGCTTTGCGGGTGCTGGCCATCGCATCACGCACAGCGTTGCGAACCATTTTTTCAAGCTCCTGATCCGAGCGTTTGCCGACGTCGTTAAAGACCAACTGGAAGAACGGCGCAGCACCCGACGAGGCAGCAACCGGCGCAGATGTTGCCCCCTGTGTCGCCGTCGGCACCGACAGAACGCCGCCGGCCGCAGCCGCAGACACGCGAGGCACAGGCTGCGGAATAACCCGCGCCTCCTGATAGGCACCACGCAGCGCCAGCGCACGCGGCAGGTTTTTAAAGACAATATCGCCGGGGCCGATTTTCTTCGTATTGTTGGCCGTCGCCTTCGTGTTATCTGCGATGCTGTTCAGGCGCCGGAGCGTGCCGTTATCGCCAGTAATAACCGGCGGCTTAGCCCCGCCAGTGCCGGATACGGTAGCCTGACCAAGGGGGAGCTGATGCCCGGCCAGCGCCGTCGCTGATGCTTCAAGCGCTTGCTGAGCTTTGTCTGCCTGCTGCCTGGCCCTTTCGATCCCGTCAGGAATAAGATCCAGTTTTTCAAGCAGCCAGCTAACGCCATTCATTAACTGTTGAAGCGGCCACAGCAGCACACTAAGCGCCGTCCCCATCACTCGCCCGAAGGTCTCCCCGGCAGAGGCGCATTTATCCAGCGTCTCTTTGCTGGTCTGCATCGGGGTTAACAGATTTTTGAACCACTCCCAGACGGCCTTAATTCCGCTACCCAGCGCGGAGAAGACGGGCGCCAGCGAAGAAAAGGCGCTCCTGAGAGGTGTCAGCGCCTGCCACGTGCCAGAAAAGAACCCGGAGAAAAACGCCTTGATAGGTTCCCAATACCGCCAGATGAGCAACCCAGCAGCAACAAACGCCGCACCAATTAGCCCGATTGGACTAAGCAGGAAGGATAGCGCCCCACCCAGAACGGATACCGCACCGGTGATCATTCCCCAGAGCGCAGGGAGGCCGGTCAGTCTGAGCATCAGCATGCCAAGATTTTTACCAAGAGAAGTCAACGCAGCACCGGGCGCCAGAAACGCACCTAACAACCCTGCACGGATAGCAGGAAGTATTGCTGAGATCCTCCCGAAACCGGATGCGATACCCGATGTAACGACAGGCCAGCCGCGTATGCTTGCCATCACCGGGCCAGCGGCAGTACCCAGAGTGCGGAATGCGGCAACGGTGCCGAGAATGCCGCGACCACCGGTCAGCACCATGAAGCCGAGCTGCAACTTCGCCAGCGGCCCAATCAGAATACCGACGGCAAGCGATAGAGCACCAATAGTGACCGTCAGCGCTAGGGCGCCACCACCAACAAGCAAGAGCGTCTGCGCAAGCTGGGGATTAGCCTTAACCAAGACCGTTATGCGAGAAATCGTTTCATCAAGCCATTGCACCAAACTGCGCAACGGGCCATTAGCGGTATCGGAGATTTGGATCTGTAGCCCCTCCCAGGCGCTACTGAGGTTAGAGATATCCCCCCCTAGGTTATCTGACATTTTTTTAGCTGTAGCCGCAGATTCTCCCATGGCCTTTTTCAGTTCAGCGGTAAACTTCTGAAGATCACCACTGCCTGCCGATTTGACTAGCGTTTGCAATCCAACTATGGCCTCCTTGCCAGCGATATCATTAAAGAAACCAATACGATCCGTATCGCCATATTTTTTTGTCGTTTTGTACAAGTCGCCAAGAACTTGCACAATAGGTCGCATCTTTCCGTGACTATCTGCGACGCTTACTCCTAGTTCCTTAAGCGCCTTCGATGCCGCTCCAGTTGGTGCAGTAAGTTGGATGAGTGATGCTTTCATCGCAGTACCAGCATCACTACCACGGATACCGTTATTTGCTAAAATGCCCGCCATAGCCGCCGTTTCTTCGAGGCCAATATTTAGACTGGCGGCGACGGGGCCGGTGTACTTCATTGTATCGCCAAGCTCTCGCAGGTTGGTGCTCGAGCGAGTAAACGTGCCAGTGAGTACATCACCCACACGCCCCATATCTCCCGCCTGCAGTCCGAACTGTCTCAGCACACTCGCGCCAATATCAGCTGTTTCACCAAGAGAGATATCTCCACTTAAAGCCCCGCCAGCAATTGCCGTATCAAGAACACCAGGCAATGCAGCCCTAATAGCTTCGGGCGTAAAACCAGCCATCGCCAAAAATGCCTGACCTTGCGCAGCATCACTGCTTGAAAAAGCCGTTTCGGCACCTAATTTTTTGGCCTGTTCTCGCAGATCGGTAAACCGACTATCGCCCTTGTCCATGCGGGTCAGCGCCATTACCCGCGACATGTCCGTATCGAAGCCTACAGCAGGAGACAGAAACCTGCCGCTTGCGTAACCAGCTACTGTTGAGCCAGCAATTGCCATGGTGCCGCCGCCGCGAAGTCTCGTGCCGGTTTCCTTTGCCTTTTCATAGCTTGCCTGCGCGCGCGTGACCGCCGCCAGGCGTTGCCGTTCGCGCTCAAGAGACAGTGCGTACTGCTCGGTTCGCCGGATAGCAGATTGCACTGCGCCACTACCAGCGGTGAGGTTGACGCCGTGCTGGCGCACCACCTGTCCGGCTGCGCGAAGCTGGGTTGTCTGTTTGTTGTAGGTATCTGTCAGGCGCGAAAGCTTGCTGCGCAGCGTTTCCAGCCGAGCTGTCTGCGCTTCGGTAAGCTGCCCACCTTCGCGCTGCTTCTGGTTGAGGCCATCAAACGCGCGCTGGGCATTCCTGAGCTTCAGGGCTGTGTCGTTAGCCTGAGAGCGCAGCCTGTCGAAAGACGATGCGCTTTTCTCCAGATCTTTAATGGAAGACTGTGTTTTTTTGAGGGAGTCGGAAAGGCCACCAATAGCTTTACTGGCGGCACTGACCGGGCGGGTAAGTTTATCAATGGCACTGAACGCAACGCGAATACTAAGATCCATCGTCGTCATCCTCCTGTTCATGGTTGCCGCTTCTGATGGCCGCCTTTTCGCGCCAGGCCATCAGCTCGCGCAGCTCCATGCCGTACATCTCGGAGGGCGGCCAGTGAAAAATAACTGCAATGTCGGCGATCAGATCGTCGACGTCAGAAAATACCGCCTCTCTTATTCGCTCTCCGTCTCCGCCGCGTTCGGTACGGACGGCGCCGGTTTCGTCAAAAAAGGCGTAATCTCTTCGCAGATGGCGGTAAAGTCACCGGTTGCCATAGTGCCAACGTCAGAGGTGGTCAGTGATGGCGAGGTGACGCGAGTCAGCAGCGTAGAGACCGCATCGAAATCGAAGTTCAGCACATCAACCAGACGCAGGCCGCGCAGGGATCCGGCCTGTTTGATATTGTCGTTGATGGTGATAGTAGTAATTTCCTGATCGCCGCGCTTAATCGGCTTACTGAGAATAATGGACATAACAGTTTCTCCGGGCGGCACACTGGCCGCCTTAAAGGTGAGTAAAAAGGGTTATCAGCTGCCGAGGCCCAGCGCCGACATAATGCGATCCGGGTAAAGATTTTCCCCGTTGCGCTTGTAGATAAAGTTCAGCAGGTCGATTTCCAGCAATGGCTTATCGTCCACCGACAGCTTGTAGTAGGTGTTTTTGATGGCGTAGGTGTGGTTGGTGTCATCACCCTGCTTGGCATCACCCGGATCGATTTCGGTGATACGCCCACGCATCTCAACTTCCAGCAGAGAGCTGGTACCGCCGCTGTAAATCTCGCCGACAAAGCGCAGGCGCATTTCGTCGATATCACCGCCGTATTTCAGAATTAGCTCTTCGACCACACCACCAACAACCATTGACGCATCGAGCGCCCCGGAATCCAGTCCCAGATCGACAGCCACCGCGCCCACCATACCGCCGCCCTGGTAATCTTCGGTCTTACGGGTCACTTTCGGTAGCGTCACGCTGGGGACTTTGCCGATATGGTTCACGCCGTCCACAAAGACGGTGAACAGCCGGAGTTTTTTCGGAATAGCCACTATTCACCTCCCAGCGATGCAAAAGCGGATTCGTAATACTGATCGGTGAATGTCTGGATCATCGTCAGATCTTCCAGCGGTGGCACCGGGCTGTAGTTGTAGCGAACGATAGCTTTACCCTGGCGAATGCCTGTCACCGGGTTATCAACGACGTCATACCAGCAGGCCGCACCAATCAGCTTGCCTGCCGTGACCAGCGCCTGAAGTTTGGCGTTAATCCCGCTCACCACGTCTTTCACGTTCGCAGGGGTTAGCGGGGTATCCACGGTGGTAAACTGCGCTTCTGCAATACTGTCTGCCAGGATCTGCGCGGTTCGCGTATACACCTCGAAAATGAATTCTTCAGTATCGGTGGTGCGGTTGCCCCAGAAGCGGAAGCCGTCGCGCTTAATCAGCGTGGTGATCTCGTTTGCGTTCAGCTCGTTGGCGTCGGAGTCTTCTGCTTGCAACGCCCAGAACACGTCCTTCGCAATCCCCAGCACATTTTTCACCGGCACGTTAGACAGTGATTTATGCCAGCCCTGCTCGTTATCGATAAGCGCCCGCAGACCCAGCGCATAAGCCACGGCAGGGAATTCTTCATTCACACCGGTCAGCGGGTTATAGGCGATGAAGTTCGGCCAGATCAGCATGCCTTCGCGTTCTGCAAACGTCTCGCGGTAGGTTTTCGCTTCCGCAATGGTGTCGCAGCCGTCGCAGTAGCTGTATGAGAAAGCCCGCAACTGCTTCGCGATTACCCGCAGTTGCGCGGTCACTTCGGCGGTGTCGTACTCCGGAATGCCGAGAATGCGCGGGCGATAGCCGGTTTTCTGCTCCGCCGTCAGAAAGGCAAACATACCCGTGTAGCTGCCGTCCGCCTGCGTGCCGCCGATAATCAGCTGCGACTGCGTTGGCTTGCCTTCGCCGGCCTCAGCTTCGGCAACGCGCACTACGATCACGCGGGTGCTGACCTGGTCGGAAATAGCTTTCAGCGATTTGTAGAGCGAACCGGTTTTACCTGCTTTGCCGAGTACGCTGATAACCCGCGTCACAAGCACCGGGGTGTTAAGTGGGAAGGTGGCGGGGTCGGCGTCTTCAGCTACCGCGACCAGACCAATGACCGTTGAATCAATGTCATTGATCGCAGTCTGGAGGTCGGTATTTTCCTTGACGCGCGCCCCGTGGAAAAAGTTGTCGGTCATACTCTACCGCCATCATGTTGAGTGAGTTCGCGGTCATCTTCGCCGGGATAGCGGGCGCTGTCGTGCATTCAGGGTTGTGACCATTCCGCCACAACAAAAAGCCATCGCCAGTATCGCGCGCGCATGAAACCATCAGCGGCGGAGGTAGATACATGACACTGACGACAGACACTATCGACAAAGCAAAAGCGTTACTGGATGAGGGGGCGCAGCGATTCCAGGACTATCAGTCTGAGCTGTCGCGCGTTCCTGCCTTTAGCATCCTGATGGGCGGCAGAGCATTGACGCAGCTGGATCCGCGCATTATTTCGCTGGAGTTGACGGACAATCGCGGTTTTGAAGCCGACGAGCTGACTATTGCTATCGACGACAGCGACGGATTGATCGAGCTGCCGTCGCGTGGTGCTGAGCTATCAGTATCGCTAGGGTGGCAGGGCGAACCACTGGTTTACAAAGGGGTTTACACTGTTGACGAGGTCGCGCATTCAGGGCCGCCGGACAGACTGGAGATCACCGCCCGCAGTGCGGATTTTCGGGACGAGTTCAACGTCAAGCGCGAGGTGTCCTGGCACGACGTGACGGTCGAGCGCATCGTGTCAGCCATCGCCAGGCGTTACAAACTGACGCCGGTGATTTCCGAGCAGCTGATGAGCGCCGAGATTGACCACGCCGACCAGACCCAGGAAAGCGATATGTCATTTTTGACTAGGATGGCCGACCTGCTGGGAGCTATTGCCACCATCAAAAACGGTAGCCTTCTGTTTATCCTGCCGGGTGGTGGTGTCAGTGCGAACGGCAAAGCCCTGCCGCAGTTTGCGATCACCCGCTCCAGTGGTGACCGGCATTCGTTCCGCATCGCCGACCGTGACGCTTACACCGGTGTGCAGGCGTACTGGCTGGATCTGGAGTTTGGCAAAAAGAAAAAAGTTACAGTTAAAGCACGAAAGAAAAAAACTGAGAAAAAGCCGCGCAGCAGCGCGAGGGAAGGGGATTATATCGCCGGTGAAGACGGTAACGTTTTTGTGCTGCGGACAACGTACAGCAGCGAGACCGCCGCGCAGCGTGCGGCCGCTGCCAAGTGGCAACAGCTTAAACGCGGTGCCGCCGAGTTCTCCATGACGCTTGCATATGGCCGCGCTGACTTGTACCCGGAAATGCACGGTACGGTATCAGGCTTCAAAACGGATATTAACAATCAGGACTGGATAATCGCGAAGGCCACGCACACGATTGACGACGGAGCATTTAAAACGCAGCTGGAGCTTGAAGCGAAAATACCTGAATGGATTGCAGAAACGGAGTCATAGCAGCCATAATAACGTTGAGTTCAACTCCCGCCCGGGAGGCCATCATGTTCAAGTGTCCTATTTGCGGTGCCGTTGCCAAAACGCGCACCAGTCGCCCATTAAGTAATACCACCGTTCGCCATTATCACCAGTGCCAGAACTTTGAATGCAGCATTACCTTTACCACCCTGAATAGCGTTGAAAAACTGGTCACTAAGCGCAGCCCACGTGAAGCATTGCCGGATGATTTCATTCCGTCCGATGCCTTTCCGGCCTCGCATTACGGCCGAGATCAACTCAATCTCGCCCTTTAA